GCCACCACCAGCGGCCACGCACAGTGGGCTAATCGAAAAGACGAGTGCGGGAACGATCCACGAATAGGTTCCCGGGATAGTCCAGGCCACCTGTCCAGACGGAGCCTGGATTGCCCCGAAGATGATTTTGAAAATGGTATCGTCCATATCAGCTCAGTTGTCGTAGGGGTCGGTGGCCACCATGCGCCAGCGTGTTGCGCCCTTGTTCGTCGTGACGAACAGCAGCAGGTAGGTCTTCCCAGCGACGAAGGAATAGACCACGTTGTTGACGGTCTTGACCGTGCTCGGCAGCGTCAGCGTGCCGCCCGTGTAGGTCAGTTCGATGCCGAAGCTGAAGCCGTTGGTCGGGCAGTTCGCGAACACCCACGTCTCGCTTGCCGACATCGCGCGAGTAAAGAAATTTGTGGTCGACAGGTCAAAGGTCGCTGACGCAGCAGCGCGCGGCGTAAAGGAGCCCGTGCCGAACATCGGCATCCACTGGCCTGCCGTGTCGTTCGCTGGGTCGACCGTGCCGGCGCCAGCCACCTGCCGGCGGTATGCCTGAAAGTTCACTTGGCTGATCACCTGGGCGTTCTTCGCATACGTCGTGCCGCTGATCCACGCCGGCGCGTTGGCACCTGCGATCGCAGCAAGCTTGGCTGCCTCGGCACTTTGTGCCGACTGTTCTGCAGCCAATGCTTTCGCGCCTGCAAACTCGGCCCGCTCAGAAACCTGCGAGCCAAATTGATTCAGCTCGGCATTGTAAGCAGGGAGCCTGCGATAGTAGAAGCCCATGTTCTTATCAAAGGTCTGCTTCTCTTGAGAACGGTGAGGCAAGTCGTTCGCATTCAAAAACTCAGTAATAGGCATTAAACACTTCCTTCAATTTGCAGTGCCATGTCCGATTTCTTCAAACCTGGAATGACGATTTTGAAACTTCCGTACCGCCCAAATACTGCCGTGGCGCCATACGGTCCACCGATCCAGACGATCGGGCGTTGACGGATCTGGAAAAGCTTTCGCTGGATGTAGTCGATCTCTCCGTTATCCACTTGGACATCCACGCTCATCCGCTTTGCATACGGCCTGAGATCCGTATTGGTCGTGCCATCGAAATTGAATGTCACGCTGGAATAGTCTTTGCCCTCTGCCGAGAGGCCGTACAGGGACGGACCGAAGTCGTCAACTGCTCCGATGGCCAGCATTCCGCACTTCGGCACGCCGCCTGGTTTGCGGATCGCGACTAACACCAGCGCGTTGGCGTATGGAGGCAGCGACGTGGTAACGAAATAGTCGGAGCGATCGGCTGGGCGGAAGCACCAGTCGAAGTAGCTACTGGTCCCGCTCGCAGTCACGAGACTCGTAACTTCAGAAGCGACCAGCCCTTCGGATTGATCAACTACTGACAACTCGATTTCGTCGGCGTCGCAGTTGCCGATGTACAGGCCCTCACTAATTGCCTGCGGCGTGAGGACGATGAGAATTTCTTCTGGGTTGGTCGTCTGCGTGTTGTTGTACTGGTCGAGCATTGCCCAGCGGTTCGTTGCGCCGCGCAGATTCCAAGCTGCAGGATCGGTGAGGGCTTTCCCCTTGTTCGCATCAATCAGTGACTTGAACACGTTGTGCGTCACCGGGTCATGGACAAGTGCGTCCTTCGCGTATGTCGCAGCGGCGTTGTAGTCCGGTTCAGTGATCGGGACGTTGGAGTACAGCAGGCCAGCGACCGAACCAACCACGTCAGCAGCGCGGGTGAGAGGTGTCACCCCGCTCGCGATGTACGACGACAGCTTATCGCCGGGCGTCAGGTTCCAACCCCACAAGAACACTCCCGGCGCGCCGACGCCTGAATACGAACCATTGCCGGTTGCATCTAGCAGCACCACGCGGCAGAGAAGTTTTGATGGGTACTCGATGCCCTTCTCCACAGTGCCCACAATCGAACAGCGAAACCAGCCGCCTGGCAGCGCTTGAATTTTCGCGCCGCGTGCAGCGATATATTCAGCAGTCCCGTCGACGGTCCCTGTAGCAAGATTGAATGCTGCGACAAACCCGCCTGTGCCGCCGATCGCGTAATAAAAATCCATTCGAATTCGGCTGATCGTTTCGGCGCGCGCGAAAACGCTGAACGTGTATTTTTCACCGTTTGCGTAAGGTACGGCCGGGGCGATTACCTCTTGATCGAGGTAATGGAAACCCAGGTCAACTGTGGCCGCCACGCGTTCAGCCGCCACAACGCCACTCGGTGCCACTGCGGCGTTAGGAGAAACCGTCCGCATTGAGCCGAACCACGCATTTGTGTTGTCGAGGTCTTCGGTATAGCGCAGCAGTTGCGGCGCTGCTGGCTCGATCAGCGCCCACGGCGCTTTGCTCAGGTCAGCGGGATCGTACGTCACGCCCAGGGTATTGGCCGGCACTTCGACCAGCGTGCCAGCTCCGTTGTACACATTTTTAACGGACGGCCGCGAGAACGGCGTGTCGCCCAGTGTGATTGGATCAACAATAATCATTTGACGCGTTCCTTTGGTGGGCCGATCGTTTCCCAGCGCTGGAGCATGTCGGCCGTATCCATCGTGTTCCTGGCGATCACGGCAAGTGCGCGCTCAAGCGCCTGGTCTTTTGTTTCGTTGTCCTTGCGCAGCTGGCGAACCTCTGCTGCCAGGGCCGCCGAGTTGTCGTTCGGGTTGTTGAAGCGCGACATCAGGTCGCGCGTCTGGCTGGCATTGAAGATGCGGGCCGCGCCAGTAGCTTCCAGTTCCGGCCCGTTCTCGCCAACGATGCGCCAGCCGCCGCCGTGGTCGCCGCCTGCAGCGTATCCAGGCACCTTCGTCTTCGCCTTGTACTCGTTGCTTTCCTTCAGGCCCTGCTCGATCGTGCCGTACGACGTACCGGCTGCGGCACGTTCCATCCAGTACTTGAGTCCAGCCGCATCGGCAGGCCGCCCGAACGTCGACTGGTACAGCGCCTTGATCTTCGCTTCTGGCGAATTGCTGATGGCGCCCACGATGTCCGAGATGGAGCTGCCCGCAGCTGCGCGGTCATTCCAGTACTGCATCCCAGCAGCGTCGGGCGCCCGGCCTAACGTGCTCTGATAGGCATTGCTGATCGCACTCGCCGATGCGTTGACTGGGTTCGAAGCGGCGGCCTGTACGGCTGAGTGCAGTGCAAGGATGGCCTCGTGAATAGACAGCGCGGTCGTGCTGATGCCGTTGAGTTGGTCGATCTGTTCCTGCTCACGTTCGAGCATCTGCTCGTACGAGCTCAGCTGGCTCTCCAGCGATTTGAGCGTGCGTTCCTCGACCGACAGCGCCGCGTCCGAGATCGAGGCTAGGTCGGCCATCGTGTTCTTGGTCGAGTAGAAGTCAGCCTGGTAATCGGCGAAGCTGGCGAACTGCGCACTGGCATCCTGCGTCAGCACGCTCAGGACGGCCTGCAGCTTGTCCGAGTCGGGCAGCATGCCGCCAGCGCGGGCGATCGCCAGGAAGCCCTGTAGATCGCTCTGGGCGCGCGTGCGCTCCATCACCTCGGCACCCGGGCCGCGCATGCCATTAATCGTGCTGCGCAGGCTATCCGAGACTGTGCGGATCTTGTTAGCCGCTTCGGTATGGGTAGCGACCTGCTTTTGAATGGCGGTACGCTCACGGTCGACGGCGCGCTCCAGCACGCTGAACGCGCTGTCGACGTCGCTCATCAAGCTGGCCGCAACATCCTTTGCCGACAGCGTCGCGTCCTTCTCGGCCTGCAGTGCCTGGATGCGATCCCACAGCGGACGGTTGCCCTCGTCCAGAGCGGCACGCTCCCGGGCCAGCAGTTGCTCGCGCGTCATCGTGAGCTGGTCGAGCTGCTCTTGCAGCGTGGTGCGCTCCTGCGCGATCTTCTCCTGCGCTGCGGCTTCGGCCTGCAGCGACTGAATGCGATCCCACAGCGGGCGGTTGGTGTCGTGCAAGGTGTCGCGCTCTTTGGCCAGCAGCTGCTCGCGCGTCATTGTCAGTTCGTCGAGCCGGTCCTGCAGCGTGGCGCGCTGGTCCGCGATTTCCTCGAGCGACATGCTGAGGTCTTTCACGGCCGGGTACACCTTGGCGAACGCGTCGGCTAGACTCATCATGGCGGTGAACTGCTTGGCACCCGCCTCGGTCGTCTTGTCGATGCCGAGTGCCGCATTCTTGAACTCGGCGCTGGTATCAACCCAGGCCAGGCCCATGCCGGCGAGCTGGTCGGTGACATACTTTTGGATCGGCGCCAGGCGCTCGGCCTCGGTCAGGAAATTTTCCGCAAACGAACTGACCTGGCTGGCCAGCGCGCTAATGCCGCCCGACATGTCGATCAGCCGCTCACGTGCCGGCACGCTGGCGATACCCGCCGCGCCTACAGTCGTGCCGATCGAGGCCATGATTGCGTCAAGGGCCTGGTAGTTTGACGCCACCCGGGCCAGCGTCTCGAGGTAGCCCTCGCCCACTTTCTGGAACGACTCAAGGCCGGCCACGCCGGACGCAGCCAGGCTATCGCCAACCTTCGAGAAGACCGCCTGCAGTTCTTCCTGAATCTCGTCGTCCGACAAGCCCTTGAGGCTGACCTTGCCGATATCGACAACGAAGCTGCTTAGCTGCGCATTGAAGCTGTCCGCGCCCAGCCCAAGGATGGTGCCGGCTTTGAACACTGTGTCGTACAGCGAAGTGAGCACGCTGGCGATCTGGCGGTTTCCTTCGGCACCCAGACCTTCCATTTTCACGCTTGTCTTGTCGCTGCCGAACCAGCCGCCGTCTTTCTTGACGTCGGCGTACTGGGACGCCTTGACGCCCCCGCCCAGGATGTTGCCGAAGCTGGACTTGTCCAGGGTAAAGCCGGTGTCTTCCACCGTCTGCTTGCCGCCGAAGACGCTACCCAGTGCCTTGCCAACGAAGGTCTTACCGATCACAGCGCCCAGCACCGCGCCGAGTGCCATACCGATCGGGCCACCGAGCAGCATGCCGATCTGACTGGTGCCCATGCCAACGTAGGCGCCAGCCATGGCCCCGCCCACAGCTCCGGCTGCGGCACCGCCAACGCCGATCGCCTTCGAGTCGAACACGTTTTTGTTCATGTCCTTGCCGAAGTCACCGGTCACGCCGGTCGTGCGCACGAGCAGCGAGGCGAAGCGGTCGATCCCCGATTCAATGTTGCGCAGCGAGATCAGCATGTCGTTGTTCACACCGAGCGTACCCTGCGACGACTGTTCGATCTCCGCAAGTGCACGGGCGATTGATCCGGACTTTGCGTCCGAACCCAGCACGGTACCGGTGCCCTGCGTCTTCTGGCGGGACTCAGACAGGCTCACGCTGCTGCCGCCCGACACGCTACCGATGGCCACGCCCAGGCCAGCCACCACTGCTGCCATTGCCGCCATGCGCACGGGTGCAGAGTACGGGTCACCTGCACCCTGCCCCAGCACCGCAGCGATACCCTTCGGCACCAGTTCGGCCATCGTCATCGCCAGTTCGGCGGCGTGGAATACTTTGGACACCGTCATCAGCGCTTGGTAGCCACGGCTCTGCTCGCCGAAGAATCCAGCTGCTGCGCCCGCCATGTCGCCGTAGCCAGACAAGCGGTTCTTGGTTTCCATTTCGGTCAGACGCGCGAGGTCCTCCATGTTCTCCATCTCGGTACGCTGACCGCTGGAGAACGCGAGCGCCGCATTTTGCCGTTGCTCATCGATTGCTGCCTGCCGCTTGCCGAATCCATCGAGCGTCGATGTCAATGCGGACAGTGCGGTGCCAGCGCCGCCAAGCGATTCGCGTAGGGCTTCGCCGAACGACTGTGCCTTGGCAGGGTCAAGGAACTCGTCGAGACTCTCAGCGGCCTTTTTACCGGCGGTGAATATATCAATTTTGCCAGTCGCAACCGCGCTGCGTTTCTTGGCTGCGATCAGCTTCTCGAGATTCTCGATCTCATCCAGAGTCAAACCGAGAGACGAGCGTTGCGCCAGTTGCTCTTCCAGGCGCGCCAGCTCTAGCGCTTCAATCTGGCCTTTTGTCTTACCGAATGTGAGGGCAAGTTCTTCATTACGGTCTGCCTCTGTAATTGCGTTCTCAATCGCCTTGGCGACGTTGGTTTCATACGCAGCCCTCATCTTGCTGTATGACTCCAAACCTGCCGCCGCACGCTTGTTCGATTCGATTACCTCCAGTTTTGTGACGAGCTCTTTGGCCTGGCTTTCCAAATAGGCATATTGAATAGGAGTAAGCTTTCCCTTCATTTCGGCCAATTGTTCAGTCAAACTGAGCTGCTCCTGCTGGCTCGCGAGCAAGGGAGCGCCTGCACTGAGTTCGAGATTGGCCTGAACGATTTTTGCCTGAATGGCTTTTGTCAGATTTTGATACGCGTTGGCCTGCTTCTCTGCATCTTTGTCTGCGCCGTCGCTACCTGGCTTATAGCCATTGAGATCTTTATCTTTCGGCTTTTCTTCTGCCGGCGGCTTTGCATTAGCAACTTTCGCGGACAGCCTTTTCTGGACTGCCTGTTCAAACATGTTGCCGTCAGCGTTATAGAACGCTGCCCACTTCGTGTTGGCGGCCTCCAAAACTTGATTTCGCTCGGCAACCACCTTCTTCAGGTCAGCAAGAGGCGATCCACCTTTGGCCAGGGTGAGACCCATGTTGGCAGGCGAAGCGGTCCACAGCACCTCAAGATCGGCAGTAATCACTTCAACGCTACTTGCGAGAGCCGAGAATCCACGGACTGCCAGCACTGCGACATCCGCTACCCGAGCGATCCCCATGGCGGCCATCCCAGCCCACTCGGCAATTTCGCCGTTGTCGATCAGGCCATTCTCGGCTTCGAGTACATCGGTGAATCCTTCAGACAAGCCAGTCAGCGCCGGCAACGCTGCCGTTACGATCGACGTGAAGGCTTGATCCGTGCGCTGGCTTAACATCCCGAACTTGTCTTGCAAGTCAGTTGCTTGCTTAACCGCTTCTGGAGTAACACCAGTAAATTTATCGACGTTGTCTGCCAAGTCATTCAAGAATGGCAGAAGGTCTGCCCCTGACTTACCAAACAGGTCGGTTACCACGGCGGCCTTCCCGGCACCGTCCTCGTACTGCGCGAGGCTCTTGGCAACGTCGATCATGACCTGGCCAGGATCACGCAGCTTGCCGGCGCTATCCTTAGCTGATACACCGATGGCCGCCAGTGCTTTGGAAGTCCTGCTCGACTTGTCGTCAACAGTCGTAAGGTTGCGCGCCAATTTCACCATGGCGGGATCAACAGTCCCGGCAAAATCTACGCCGAACGTTTTGGCCACTCGCTGGATGCGCGACAGGCTTTCGACACTGGTACCGATCTTCTGTGACAGATCGTCCAACTCGCCCATCGAATCCAAAACGCCGACGACTTTGCTGCCGAGGGTAGCCAGCGATACGCCTGCGATGGCAAACGACGTGACATTTCCGATGGTGGACTGCAAACCAGTGAACCGCTCGTTTAGCGAATTCATCTGATTCGAGATGTTCTGGAGCGACTGACCGTTCATCTGGCGCAGTGCATCAGCGACACTCTCCACACGCCGCCGGCTCTCAGCAGCGCCGTCGACAACCATTTCAATAAGTGCGCGTGGGGAGGTCATTCCGTTCCTAGCTTTTTCGCTTCTGCGCCCACTCTTCCAAGCAAGCGCGCTCCATCATTTGAATCAGCAGAAAGAGTTTCTGCTGCGCCTTCTTTTTCAGCCCCCGGAGTCGGAGACATGTTTCGACGCCGGGATAGTTCAGACCGGTCGCCCCACCCATTCCAGCGCTCCACTGGGTTTGCACCGAGAGCCACATAGAGAAGGCTTCGTCGTTCTCTGGCCAAAGCCAGTACTCATCTTCCTGCACCGCTATGCCGCCCTCGGCGCATAGGCCCATGGCGGCAAGGGCTTCGTTGAAGTGATCGTGTTCAGCTGGAGCATCATTGCCAAACTCGATTTGGCCGCGCGCCATCAGGCGCACGACCTCCGTCAGTTTTTTGCTGTGGCTGACACCTGTTCGAGGTATGCGTGCATGATCAGCATCGGAAAGCCGGCGTTATCGATCATCTCGTCGAGTTGCTCGCGGGCGAAGGGAACTGTCTCGCCGCTCGCATCCAGGACGCCATCCCAGCCTTCAGCGACGTTTTGTACAAAGCCCTTGACCTCGCCCTGCTTGTCTTTCATGACGCTGTCGATTTCAGCCTGAGTAAGGCGCTTGCAGTGAAGGGTGAAGTCGAAAGCGACAGGCTTGCCGTCTTCGCCCGGCAGCGCGCCCTTGACGCGGACAGGGAGCTTGTTCAGTCGTACGAGTTTGAACGCCATGGCGTTTCCTTTCAGTTGTGAATGTGAGAGTGTTTGTTACAGGACTACGATGCGCCACTCGTCGTTGCCATTGACCGGGACCAAGCGCAGATCAAAGCCGATCAGGCGCTTGCCGTTCAGTTCCGACTTGCGCGGGTTGGTCAGCTGCACGGCGGGCGCGAAGACGAGTACCTTGTTGCCGGCAGCGGTGCCGATGGTGAAGCCCAATGCCTGCGTCTCGTTGGCTTTGACCGACGCCATCAGCGCGACTTCCTGCGCCGCCGTCAGTTCCAGCTCGAGCGTCGCAGTCGATTGGCGGTCCGAGATATCAACGGTCTCGGTGCTGAGCATCGCGCTGAAGTTCACCACGTTGCCGAAGTTCAGCTCAAGGCCCGTACTGTTGTAGACGGTACCGCCACTGAGCGCGCCGGCAGCGTAAGTGCCGCCCAGCGTGATGTCGATGACGTTCGCCTTGGTCATGGCGACAGGCTTCTTCCACGGCGTGAAGACGCCAGTAGCGTTCGGGACCACGGCGATACCGCCGTCCAGTCCAGTCCACTCGAAGCGCAGCATTGGGCGTTCCCCCACCTTTGCAGACAAGGTGCAGTTACCCATCGAGTCCAGCAGCTTGTGCAGCGCGCCATCATCGTAGTAGTACTGGGTGAGCATCTTGAGCGACGTGGACACTGGGGTGTACTCCACACGCGCCGGGGTAGTCAGCATGCCTTCGGCGACGGCACAACCTTGCAGCAGCTGGCCCCAGGCCGGCGCGGTACCGGCCACGCCGGAACCAGCCAGCTCGACCGCATAGGTCAGCTTGACGCTCGCCGGGCCGACGAGCTGCTCGCTGCCACCGAAATAGCCACGAATCAGCGAGCGGTCGATAGCCTGCGCATCGAGCGGCGTAATACTGCCTTCCGACATGAGAACGGCATTGGCCGCACCGGTTGGCGCCGCATCCACGCCGGGGGTCGTCTGCACTTTGGCGGTGACGAGGGTGTTCCTGATCAGGCGGGGCATCGTTTACTCCTGGTTGGCCATGCTGTCGTACTCGACGGCTGCGGCTGAGGTTTCATCGGCAGGGGTTGGAACTGGATCATTCGAGACCCACTCCCACGAGTCCCGGTCGAAGGTCCAGGAACCGCCACCAGGTGGCGGCGGGATCTCACGCTCGTGCGGCGCGGCTTGCGTTTTGTCGATATTCATGTCAGCTCAATGTGAAGTTGCTGGTGCGGTGATCTGCGGTATAGGTGAGTCGGACCCACCCCGTTTTCTTTCCGTCTGTCGTGTTCTCGGCTTCGATCCCGATCACCTGCAGATCGGAGACGATGCCGTCCAGTGTCGAGTTGGCGGCCAGGCGTTCGAACACAGCCTTGAGCAGCGGATCGACCGCGAGGTCGCCGCTCTCGTTGACGCCGGCTGCGTAGCATTCGACGGTGAGACGAGTCGCCCAGTCAATCGGCGCGCCGTTGATCGTGCCGCCGGCTGGTACCGAGTGCTCCCACTGCACGCTGATCGCGAGCTTGTCCTGGTCGGGGATGGCCATGGCGCGGGCGCGGTAGATGGCCTTGCACACTGGCGGCTGCGCTTCCAGCGCCGTGATGACTGCACTCACGATGTTTGCGAACGCGGTCCTCATGCGGCCACGGTCAGCGTGAGGATGGTCAGGCCGGTGTTGTCCGGGTCGGCGTCGACGATCTCGTAATGCACTGCGTCGATCGTGATCAGCTGCCCAACCGGATCGGCCATGACCGCGCTGTCCGCGACGGTGACAACAGGGCTACTGGACGCTACCCCCATGCCCAGCTGCGCTTCGCTGGCCAGATTGCGAAAGATGCCCGGCACGACCGCGCCGCCGATCGTCACCTGCTTGTTAGCCAGGTGATTCAGGACGGCGCTGTTCGCGGCCAGCTGGAGGTTGGCGAAGAGCATGGACGTGGGTTAGCGAATGACGCCGTCGAGCAGCACGGTTGCGCTGGCCTCGGTGCCGGACTTGGCAGATGCGGCCGCGCCAATCAGAACGTTGTTGGTGGCAACCTTGGTTGCACGGCGCGCCGTGTTGTCCCAGTAGACCTTGTCGCCAGCAGCGAGGGTGTCAGCGGTAACAGCCGCCAACGCATAGACGCCGAAGCGATTGATCTCAACCGGCGCGCCCTGCACTGCGTCGTGGCAGGCGACGCCGAAGAGTGCGCCGACCAGCAACGCCTGGCCGCCCAGTACGTTGGCCGGGGCAATGACGGTCAAGGTGCAACCGCTCTGGATAAAATTCTTCATGTTCGAGTCCTGTGATGGATGGATGGGCTGGCAGCGGCGACTTACTTGCCGACGCCTTGGTACAGGCCGCGGTGGTCCACAACCTTGGCCGCGAAGTCCAGGCGGCACTTCCAGCTCACGCCATCGGTTTCGAAACCGACCTGGCTTTCGATGACTGGGCCTTCAGCGCCGTCGAGGTAGCAGTACTCGACCGTGTCGACTTGGCTGTTGTTGCTGGCGAGGTACCACGCGGAGTCGCTCATGGCATCCAGGAGCGGCTCGACGATCGGCTCGACCGCCGTGCGACCACCGGCCCGGAATTCATTGATGTCCGCCTGCTTGGCTGGCACGTAGTTCGCGCTGGTCAGGGCGTAGGCGTCCTGTTCGAGCGAGGCAGGGACGATCAGGAAGTTCGGCGCCAGGTTCAGCTCTTCGTTCTGCAGACCTTTCTGCAGACGCATGGCCGTGCGACCAGCTTTCAATGCCGCCAGCGACAGAACCGATCCAGCACCGGTGCCGATGTTTTTGTGATCGGTATCGAACAGCTGCTCGCCATCGCCCATCATCGGGTTGCTTGTCAGCTGGCTATACACCAGGCGGTTTTCCAGGCGGCTCGAACTTGCACCGAAGGCCGAGACCAGGCGCTCGAAAGCACGCAGGTCGTCGTTGATGATCGCTTGGCGGGTGAGCGCCACGATGCGACCATGGGTTACCAGCGCATACGAGACGCCTGCGTCGCTCATCTTTCCGTATTTGAATTCGCCGTGTTCATTGGTCTGCAGCAGCTCAGGGGCGCCGGACAGCTGCACGATGCTGATGTTCTTGAAGTCAGGCGCGTTGGGCGCACGGCGTGCCCATTGCGTGTAAGTACCAGCGTTCTCGACGTAGGCATCGCGCATGCGCTTGTTAGCGACATTGCCGAACAGCGCTGCGAAGTCACTGGTGCCGTGCATGCCGGAACGGAAGTGCAGCATGTTGGTGGCCAGGGTCATGCGGTCCATGCCGCGTGTCGAAACACCGCGCGTTTCCAGGAAGTCACGGCCCAGCTCGAGCAGGCTCATGCCCCGGAACTGGCTGCCATTCTCGGTCAGCTTGCTGCGGGCATACACGCGATGCATGATCGCTTCTTCCATACCCGCCAGGCGCGTTTGCTCGACGTCGCCGATCAGCTGGATGCGGGTATTCAGGTGGCCACCGCCCTCTTTCGAGTTGCGGGCCATCTCGTCCAGCACGGCAGCGCGTGCCTGGTCGACCGAGTTGCCTTTACGGATCAGGTCGGCGGCCAGGTTGGTGACGCCGTGGCGGGCGCACAGCTCGATGATGTCAGCCGAGCGAGTTGCGGCATCCTGCGCAGCACGCGACGCGACATCGTCGGGGACGGATTGCGCGGCAGGTGCTGGTGCCGACACTGGTGACGGGGTTGGCGTAGGAGCGGCACGGGTTTGATCGACAGGCGCTGGAGTCTGGGCGCCCGGCTGGGTAGCAATGGTCATGTTGTCTTCCTGGTTGGATGGAGCTGAAGGGGCGGGCGCCCGGGTGATGAATTCGCATGGGTGACCGTTCTGCGGCGCGCTGCGCGAACTTGCGCCTGAGTCGAAGGGGACGGTCACGAAACTGATTTCGTACGGCTCCCACGCCACAGCGCGGTAGAGCGGCACGTTGATGCCATCGGTACGGTCGATAGCGCGGGTAATTTCGTACTTAGAAACGCGGTAGGTGAAGCTGATCGAGCGGATGATGCCGGCTTTAATATCGGCGACAATTCCGGCCACCTCGGGCCGGTTCGACAGACGCAGCGTTGCACTGCCCTCGCCGTTCTGGATGCTGCCGCGTGTGGCAACTCCCAGGATCGAATTGACGCCACCTCGAATGTCGTGGTTGTCGATGACCTGAACGACGCCCTTATCGAAGCGTGTCATGTCAACCGCCTCGGGCGTGACCAGGAGCTCCTCATCGTACGGAGTATCGTTGTACCAGTCGTAGCGGCGACCCATTGCACCAGTCGTCCAGACGACGTCAATCGTGTTGTCGACCTCGTTGTAGGTGGACGGGACGAGCTCCGCGCCACGCGAAAGAGGTGGCATGATCCGGGGATCGGTAGCGGAGCGGGCTGCAGTCTGCTGAATGGTTGGCGTCGTCATATCCGCATGATGCGGATTTTCGATTCTCAACTCTTTAAAAGCTGAGAAAAATTTCCAAGCAGCTATTTGCCAGCGGTGACAACGTAATAGCGGCCATCTTGAAGAGCCATTGTCTTCGGTGCCAGATCGCCATTCTGCGCACTGCCCACGGAGCCCAACTTAGTTTTCTCCCGCTCAACCGATATGCTCTCGCTCCGGTCCGGCTGTGGCTGACCAACGTCGGCAACCGGCACTACCGGCACCCTCGGAAATTTAGAAGCATCGATCATCAGTTATCTACCCTGTTAAATTGCATGCTTCGGTAGAAGCGTTCGCCGTTGGCGCAGTCGATGCGGAAGTCACAGTAGTTGACCCCAGCCGGCAGCGTGTCCATCCCACCCAGCTTCACCAGTATCAAAGGTCCCTGAATCACTGCCGGCACAAGCTCAACTACACCGACCGGAAATGCCTTCACCGCCGTAGCAGTTGTGCCGCTATCGATCAGGTCGTTACCTATGTCGGCCACGTAATAGCTTTGGTCGTCGGCATCCTTATTAATCCACCATGCCCCGACCGTTTGCTTGAACCAGATCGTGCGGTCGAACCGCTCGCCGTTCGCGCACGTGACGCGGAAGGTACAGTAGTTAATCGCACCGGTAGCAGCGTTGAACCCGCCCAGCTTCACCGGGATTAGCTTGCCCTGGATGACGGGCTCCTCGAGCACTGTGACGCCGGCCACGATCCGCTCCACCGACTTAGCAGTGGTGGCACGCTCGTCAAGGTCGATCGTGATGTCCGCCACCCAGTAGCGCTCATCGAGCGGGTGCTTCTCGCTCCACCACCGCCCCGCCTCCAGATACGGCGCGTTCGGCACGGCCGCGCTCGGCACAGTGCCAAACGCCACCACGCGGGTCCCACCTGGGAACGCGACCCGTCGCGACTCCGCGACTGTCGCCGCGACAACCGCATCCTGCGCAGGCGGCTGCGCGGACAGTGTGGTGAAGCTCTTGACCAACGGCTGCTGCGATCGGTTGCCAGCGGCATCGAAGGCACGCATGTACGCTTCATGCAGCATGCCGGCGGGTAGACCTGAAACCACGACCGAACGGGCCGCGTTAGGGATCACGATGTAGTTCTCGCTGCCATCGATGCTGTATTCGTAGCCAGCGACGCCAACTGCATCTGTAGCTGTCGGGCACGACAACGTCGCACCCGAAGTTGTGATCGCGGATACCGTGATCTCACCGGTCATTACGGGGGCGGTCGTGTCGGCAGCATCGGGCACTGGCATTTCCCAAATAACCGACGTAGTTGGGGCGCTCGAATTAACAGGGCGCATTCGCAGCTTGTTATCGAGGCGCAATGCTTCCGCGTCGATATATGCGCCGCCGTAACCGCCTGCGGCATGATTGACGTCGTAGCGTCGCCACGTTGCCGCACTGTTGGTGGTCACGAACAGCAGTATTTTGTTGTCCGCCGGGACACGCTCGCCGCCGCCGCCGCTGGAACTTGGCCCCGGGGTGTGGTCGTCGGTAGTCGAAATCGACACGACGATTTTGCCGTCGTGATACGCCAAATGCGGGTTACCCACGTCAAACGCGGTAGTCGCACGGAACAAGCGCCGACGAATCCATTTCTTCGCGGAGTTGTCCCACTTGGCTACCCACAGTGCACGCGTCGAATCTGACGGGTGCGTCCACGTGGCTACCATAACGGGTTGCCCGTCAGCCCCAACCGCCAAACGACCGCACGCTGCGTTATGCAACCCGTTGTTGGCTGGGAATGCAATATCGTCATCGACTGACATTTGAACCATTGGCGTACCGACTGCTTTTCCGCGCATGGTCTGCCACGTCGCGCCGCCGTCAACTGACTTGACCACGCTTAGATTTTGGCGCGGGTATCCTGACAAAGTGCTGGTGCTATTCCCTTGATAAAACTCAGTCGTCGCGTAAATTACTTCAGCACTGCCGAACGCCAGTTCCATACCGTACGAACCCAGGAACGTGCCAGGGTCGGCGGCCAGGAACGACGCCGACGGCTTACGCTCAAACGTGTTCGTGGCGTCGTTGAATTTCCAAACAGCGGCGTTGTAGTCATTGCCACGGGCCGCCATCCATGTTGATCCGTCGAACGGATTGCGATAGAAGCGTCGATAGGAGCAGTGTTTATCCAAGCCGGTCGGGACTGCCATTGCCGATAGGGTGGCCAGGTCTTCGGTTAGAGCGATCTTGCCTGACCACGGTGAATGGTGCCCTTCTCCGTAGCAAATGAGCTTGCCGGAATCCGTCACAATCACGCTGCCATCACGGTGGCCGACGACGGTGTCGTGGGTTCCTACGGACGTCAATTGCACGTCCTGCAGCGTGGCGTAGGTGGATTTGTTCAGCTTGGCCAGACGCGATTGCTGAACGCCGCCGATTGTCACAGGCTCGACCACGTAGAGCGCGGTCTGACTGGATCGAATCGGCGTGTAGATGGCGAGTCCGTGCAGCACGGCACTCCCGTCAAACGACGTCTTGGTCACGGTCGGCGTGACGCTTCCGGATTGCGTAATGGTTGCTTCAACCGCGGCGGGTGTTGGTACGAATTCGACGCTGCGAATCTGCACGAGGTTGCCTGTGCCGAGATTGTCCGCACGGCGACCCAAACGAATACGCATCAAATCGTTCGCCGTGGCACGAGTAACGGACCACGGCAGCTGCGAGCGCTCAACGACTCCCGGCGCTTGCGGCGGTACAATCCCGCTCCAACGGCTTGTGCCTGCAGGGGTACTACCGCCAACAGTCCACGGGGTCAATTCACCAACAAATGTTACGCGGCCTACCGGCGACAGGTTAGCGGGAACTGCGCTGACGGTCCAGTTTATATAAACGTCATGTTTGATGCCGAGTGGCAAATCAGGTATGACTGCAAATTCGCTTGAGCCGTTTGGCAATTGCAAAACGGGGGCGCCGTCAAAGTCAGTACCTTGCGTGGGAGTACCACTCACTATGGTGAGTTGCGACGGGGTCATTGTGATCGCAGGGTATTGCGGGAACGCGGTCGTACTAATCGCTGCGGCGTACATTAGGGCGCCGTGAGTAACTACGCCGTTTGGGCCGTAATGTACTGTGTCGGCCCCATCAATGGCCACGGTGTCGGCGTTGAACCAACGGCAATAAGGCTTTGTTTCGCCGACCGATTGCTGCGCCGCGCGTACTGCAGCAGGGTTCGCCCAATTTGCAGTCTGGATGCGGGAAATTACGAACGGGGTAGTAGCTGCGATGATACCTGCATTGCGGACAGCATCTACAAACGCACTCAGATTCGTTGCATACGCACTCGCAACATCGGCCGTCGAGCCCGCGTCGTTTTCACCTTGCGTCCAATTCATTCCGCGAATATTCACGGTATTGCCAGCAGCTGTCAGATTGGCTTTGGCGTCGGCAGTCTGTGACACGAACTCGTCGAATAAATCGTCACGTAGGTTTGGGTCCCAGCAGCCGCGGTTAGCCGTGCGGGCCGATTGCGACAACGACGTGGTGCTGTGACCTTTTTTTACGATGTACAGCGGCACGCCGGGATTGTCGATCTTCCAGCGGCGTGCGTACTCGGCTTCGGCGCCGAAATAGTTTTGTGACGTATCCGGGTACTTGCCGCCCTTCAAATGCGCGGCTGACGTGACTTGCGCTTGATACGTAAGCCACGCCTTGCCGAACGGGTCCCAAATATAAACATCGGCCATCGGGCCGGAGATTGCGGTCGGGACAGTCTGTGCATTCGTATTGCCATTGCTATTGCACTGTGACTGCCCCGCGAAGATAACCAATTGCGCGACGGCCATAATTTATTTTGCCTTACTGAGGGTTTCGAGGATGCCGTCTATTTCGGCGCGTGGCATCGTGGCCTGTTGCTCGGCGCTCACGTCGTTGCTTCCAGCTCGATTGTTTTCATTCGCCCGCGCCGCTCGTACATCACCGTGGTGACGCCGAGTTCGCGGAGCATGTTCAGTGCGCGCGCATGCGTCGCGCGGTCGATCTTGCCGACGGCGCCGTGCACATACACGGTGCTGCTGGTCAGGTGGGTGACCGTGATGATCCCGTCGTACGGGCGGCGCGCTTCGTAGCCGCCCGGCGCGGAGTACGCGCGAATGGTCGAAACCTGGGGAGTCATGTGCAGGTGGGTCATTTGGCGGCACTATCGGCGGGCGGTATCGGCATATTTCCTCGCTGCATGAACAGCATCGTTTCGAGAATGCCCAATTCCTTCAGCCTCGCGATGTCCTTCGCGAGCTCGTTGTACACGACCTCCGGGTCGTAGCCGCGCTGCCGCAGCTTTTCGCTGAAGCTCGACAGGCCACCACTGATCTCCGCAAGGTCGGCTTTGACGTCCGCCTCAGGGTTCACGTAATCCCACTTCGGTGGGCTAAAATCCACCGCCTTGTCGCGCGACTGGATCTTGCCAGCCAAGTACGCATGCTCAACGAACGCGTCATGGATGGGCACCAGCAGCTTTGGGATCAAGGTAAGCCATTGCATCTGCGTGACCGCGCGCCGGAAGTCCAACAGCCGTACCCGGGCGCTGCTGAAGTTGACCTCGTTCATGTCGCCCGTCAGCAAGTGATACGGCACGCCGATGCCGGCGGCGATCAGGTGTAGCTGGAACTTGACGTACTCGACGTAGCCCGGCGCAACTGTGGGTTGCACGACAGTGAATGTCGTCCCGGGCGGCATGCCGACGATATCCCCTCCTCCCAACGGACCGAGGTCTTGCCGGCCGCCAGCCTGCCCATCGCCAGCGCCGCCCATGCCGGCCGGATTTTCGGCACCTGTGATGTCACCACTGGCCAGCACTGACAACCTTGTCTCAAGGTTCTTCCGTCCCAGCTCAGCATCCTCATAAAGCTGCAGATCGCGTACACGTGCGATCACTGGCGCCAAGCGCGTGAAGCCCCTGCCCTGCCCCGGCCGGCCGGGGTTGAACAGGTGGATGATCTGGTTCGCCGGCACGCGCTGGCTTTGCGACCGACCTCGCACGGCCGCGACATCGCCCGGGTGCTGGTCCCACAGGTAGTACGCGGCCACTGCGCCGAGCTGGTCATACTCGATGCCATTGATGATGGAGTTGCCATTAAGCATGCCCGATCGGGCGCTATCGAGCCAGTCGATTTCGAGCAGCTGCAGCTGGAGCGGGACAGCCATGCCGGAACTAGCACTGCGAGTGCGCTTGCGCACCAGTACTTCACCGTCCTGTTCCATCGCCATGTAGGCGGCTTTGACCAATCCAAAGAAGTCGAATCGCCCATCGGCATCGCACACTTTGAACCAGGCAGTGAGCAGTTCGTTGATCTTCTCTTTGTCGCGCCCAGTGGCACGTGGGATGATGCCCGCGCCAACCGTCGCCACCGCCAGTCCGTCCATGCCAGCCCAGATGTACGGGACGTTCTGTACCAGAGCGCGTGCCTTGCTGCGCAGTGCCTTGGCATCGGCTTGGTGATCGGCGTTTGCGCTCGCGCCAGCACGGCGTGGGCGCCAAGTGTCGCGCGGGCTGGCAGCTTCGTAAGCGCGCTGCAGTTGACGCCGCGCGAAGTGGCGCGCGATCCCGGCTTGCGGGCTGACAAAGCCGATAACGCGATCGATAAAGTTCGCCATTAGTCGCCCCGGCGAGTGGTGAAGCTAAAGCCGAAGATGTGGGGATTGGTTCGCTGGATGCTGCGGTTCATTACCTGTACCGCATGCGTCCGGGCAGCGATCAGCTGCGCCGTGTTCTGATAGGTAATACGCCGTCCGTCGAATTCGACCGAGAGCGCGCCGGATACAATCGCGGCGTCGAGTGCGTCAATGTCTGATTGGGAGATAGCCATGCCGCCCACGGTAGCGACATAGCTGTTTTAATTCTTTAAAACTTGAGAATTATTTTTTGCTGCTGGCGCTCTTGATAATTCGGTACACCGTCTGCGTGCTGATTCCGAGTTTGCGCGCAACTTCGGCCACGTTGCGCCCGTCGAACAACACCGCAACCTCGGCGGCGATACGGTCACGTTCGGACTGTGATCGCCTAGGGATGTAGGTCAGGATGCCGGCGAACTCACGGCGAGCGAGCTGCTTGAGCGCAGGCGCTCGCGAGCGCAACTCTGGAAATTCCTTCTCAATAAAATCGAATATGGTATCGATGAGGTCCGCACTGTCAAGTAGTGCTGTGGTCACCACTGCCTCCCGACTGGCCGGCGCTGATGGTTGGATGGGGTCGAGGGCGTTTTGGGTTTCCATGGTTCTTGTGCTGGTTGCGCTGTTGTGGTTGGTAGTGGCGTGATTGCAGTAGTGGGCTGGTCCCCATCCGGGGCTGGCTGGTTGACCGGGTCAGCATCGTGGAACAGGTCGGACGTGACAGGGTTGACCTTCTCGCGCACCAGCTGCCACTGGTGGGAAGTCTTCTTGTGCAGGCCGAGGTACTGCGCAGCGGCCAAGTTGTAGACCATCAAGTCGCCAGCCTCGTTGCGGGCGCTCTTCTTCTTTTCCCACACGGTGACTTTGCGGCCACGCTTGTAGACGGTGATGCTGTACTCGGCGGTCAGCTGGTCGTAGTAATCATCTGGCAGGCCGTCCGGGAAGTGGGTTGCGCCCGGGCCTTCGACCAACTTGTAGCGGCCGGCGAGATAATCCTTGGCCGTGTCGGTACCGATAAGCCACAGCTTTGCGCCGTGCGGCATGACCTTGCCCATCCAGTTCACGTCTACCAGCGTCGGCTTGGCAGAGAGGATCGGCTTGTTGTAGGTCGAATGTCCCTTGATCGCGTAGATATGGCGGTGCTGGCGCGTACGTGTGAAGTTGTAGACGTCATGCGTATTGGCACCGCCTGAGTCAACGAACGTGGCGGCGATGCCAAGCATGCGCCCACCGGCGTGCCGGTACCGGCCTAGCAACAACGTATCGAGCGCGTCCCACGTCGCCTGCTCTGTTGGCGATCCCGACACCACTTGGTAGTCGACGATCCAATCTTCCATGCCCTCGCCCCAGGCCACGACCTTGAGCTCAAGGCGGTCAGGCTGCGTGTCGACAGCGGCGGTCAGGATCAGGCCCTTCATCGGCACCGTGCCCAGCTTATAGCCGCCCGCCCGGGCCTTGAGTTCTGTGGCCTTGGTCTGTTCCTTTTTGCGCTCCCAGCACCGCGCCAGGCGCGTGTTGTAGAACACGATCATCAGCTCTTCGCTGCCCTCGTCCAACTTGGCCCGGGCAGCGCGGTACTCGCGAAGCAGGGCAATCCAGGTGAGCCAGCCGTACGGCGTGAACATCGCATTGATCGTGAAGCTGACCGTCTCCCCATCACCAGGTACGCCGGTCGACCACGCGCCGCGGCGGAACATATTGTTCTTGTCGGTCTCGTACATGACGGCACCACATGCGCTGCACGGATAGATAGCCTGGCCGGCGTCGTCCTCCCGCAGGCGCTCGAACACCAGCGGCTGCTCCTGTCCACAGTGCACGCAGTCGGCCAGCGCTTCCTGGCGCGTACCCTGCAGGTACAGGTTCTCGATGATCGACTGGCCAGTGATCGTCGGCGAGCTGGGGAAGTACGACTTGCGATTGCGCTCGAACGATGTCTGGCGCGCCTTCGCCAGCTGGACCGGGTCACCCTCGCCGTTCACGTTAGCGTTGGCGCGGTCGACTTCATCGAACAGCACGCGGCGCGCCGGGATCTCGGACAAGTTAGCCGCCGCGCCGGCGGTGACGATATGCAGCGAGCCGCCGATGTATTCCTTGTTATCGAGCGTGTTGACAGCATCGCGCGAACGCGGGGCGGCCACGCGGTCACGCACCTCGGGCACGGCCGCAATGGTCTTACTCACGCGCGCGCTGGTGCGCTTGGCCAGCTTGCCAGTCGGCAGGATCCATAGGAAGTTTGCCGGCGACTGGTGCACTGTCGAACAAAACCAGTTCAGACCGACCTGCGTCTTGAGCATCTGCGATGCGCCCATCAGCGCAACGGTCTTGCACCAGTGCTTGTCAGACAGCGCGCGCATCACCTCGCGCGCATGCGGCGTGCGGTCGGTCCGGTACTTGCCGGCTTCATTGGCGCCCGACTCTTTCGGGATCACCATGTACCGGTCTGACCATTCGTCAACCGTCATGTTCGGGTCCGGCTGCAGCCCGCGCGCGATCGCCGGACGCACGACCGTCGTAGCCGAGGTCAGGCCAATCATCCTGCGTGCTCCTCGATCTGGACGTCCAGTCGCTCATTGAACGCATGCGCCATGCTCTCGAGCAGAATGCGGTGCTCACGCTCGATGACTTCCTCGCACTCCTCGGCGGTACGCAACGGCGCCACGTCTGCAGCGATGCGACGTGCGCAGTTGAGCAGCCCGTCACGCAGTGCACGTGCCGCCTCGAACACAGCCGAATCGACGTCGTCCTTGAGCAGGAACCGACCCGACATCTCGGCCAGCTTGATCTCGGCAGCTGCTGCCTCCGCTGCCTCCCGGCGCGCGCGGCTGCTGTCGTACCCCGGGACCTTGGTCACAGACTCCGGACCTCCCGTACCCGCCGGGGTGTCGGGCTGCGCCCCACTTGCCATGGGGTCAGGGCGTTGGCCGTTCGCGCGCGGGCGGGTATGTTTTTTGTAGAGGTGCGTCGCGTACTCCGGGTCGACCTTCCCATCGGTCACCGGGATGCCGCACCTGGTCACCGCGTCGTACGCGGACTGGCGCGAGATGCCTTGCAGCTTTGCCCAGTCGGCGATGGTTGTCAGGTTTTGCGTCATATTTCGTCGTTGTCAGGTCAGTTGTCAGGAAATGTTTTTGGGTTCTGCTAGTGCGATGACGTGGCCTGAATTACCCTTGCTAGCCCTGCTCCAGGAAGAACCTAACCCCCGGGGGGGGTGTCAAGTTGAGCCCGGGCGCGGGCGATTAAATTCCGCATCGAAGTGCCCTGCGAACTTGGCGTCGACGGTGGCCTGGCCGATCTCGTGGAAGCGCAGGCGAGTCTTATATTGCGCCTGCTGCACGAACACAAACATCGGCTTGATAGCCGTGCCGTGTGCGAAGCGGCGCTTGATGTACACACCTGGTGGCAGGCCGCGGTTACCGTTCGGCAGGACGAAGTACGTCACGCCCTGGCGCGCGATGGTGCGGTTCGACCGCGTGCTGCCCGATGCCCGCGACTCGTGACCAGATCCGCGCTGCACCTTCAGCTGCGACAGCATCTGGGTGATCTGAGCGCGGCGCACGTTGCCGTTCGCATCGAGCGTTGCGCCGTCGCCAGGCATGGCGAACCAGCCCTGCGGCATCATGCCGTTGGCCTGCAGCAGGCGCTCCATCCCCTTTAGGCCACGGTTGCCGCCGAAGATCTGCGGACCGAGAAAGCGGTCAGCCGGCGTGCCCTTGCCGAACGGGTTGTCCTTGACCCAGACGCGCGCCTCGAGGCTGGTCTTGGTGGCAGGCTTGAGGAACGTGCCGTTGAGCGCATACGGCGTTGGACGATCGAATACCGAGCGCATCTCTGCCTTGATCGCAGCCTGCACGTCCTTGGCCGTGCGGGTCAGCGCGATGGCAGCCACGATCGGACCGCGTCGGCCCAGCTCCTCGATCCGTGCGGCCACAGCCGGGAAGTCGGTTCGCAGATTCATTCGCATCGTTTCACTCCTTTTTCCGGCTTTGCAGCCTGTTATTCAAACCCTGCAAGTCTGGAACCCGCATGGATACTGACTCTTGGCAGGGTATGTAGGGTTGCAGGGTTGTTTTAGATGTGAGCATCAAAAAAAAACACATCGGCATATCAACAACGTTTCGCACCCACGTGCGCTAAACCCCGCAAACCCTGCATACCCTGCTGAAACCCGCATGGAGACTGGCTCTCCGGCTTGCAGGGTTTGTTTCCTACCCTGCTCAACCCTGCAATGCCCGGTCCGCACGAACGTCGCCGAGCTTCCTAAACTTGGCGATCTGCTCATCCAATGGGTCCGGGAAATCGGGGTTGTCCACCACGAACACCATTCGGGTCTTCTTGTGCTTGCTGTCGACCGCGACGCTCTTCTTCGACTTCGTCTCGCGACTACCGATCAGGCCGGCGAACTTGCACAACGTCAGGGGCTTCTCACCGCTCTTGTCGCACCACCGCTTGTAGATGATGTACAGATCCTCAGACAGGCACGACGTGTACGGCGCGTCCAGGTAGCCGTCCTTCCAGGCACGATGGAACGACATCCATCCGGCCAAGCCGAACTCGATCACGCGCTCCTTGGCCAGCGTCATCGGCGGCTTGGTGTGCTCGTTGAAGGCGTCGAGCGGCAGGTTCAGCAGGAAGTGATAGAACGCCTGGATGCCACCGGCCGCAATGGAACGCTGCACGTCGGCATAGAACGCTGGGTCCTGCTTGCGCCGCGCCTCGATGACCATGAAGCGCCGGTCTTCCAGCTCGATCGGGATCGGCTGCGGCTCGTTCGATAGGAACGTCGCATTCATGTGGTTGCGCTCGTCGCGCAGCGGCAGGTTCTTCTCATTGATCGACGTGGTCTTGCCGGTGATCATGTACTTGAGCGTGCCGTTGTGGGAGTACTTGTCGTCGCGCGAAAGCACCTCCTCGAACAGCACGAACAACTTGCGGCTGCGCCAGGCAGTGAAGCTCGACTCCAACTGGTGCTGACTGGCCACCGTGCCGTAGTCGCCATAGATCGGCTGCATTACATCTTGGAAGAACAGCGACTTGCCGGTGCCTTGCTTCTCGCCGAACATCAGCAAAGCGGTCTGCATCTTGGCGCCCGGGTGCTGCAGCGGGTACGCAAGCCAGCGCAGTATCCATTCCATGGCCTCGTCGGCCCGGTCCTCTGCATCGCACAGCGAGGCCAGGAGCGCGAGGATTGGGCCGACGAGCGCGTCGTTTTGCTTTGGCGTGAGCGGCCAGCCGAGGAAGATGTTGACGTGGCTAACCGGGTCGGCCTGTTGCGTCGGATCGAACACGAGGTTGCGCGCCTCGATCGTCTTGCGTTGGGCATGCTCCTGCCATTTGCCGGTGAGCTCGGCGGTGTAGTCGGCGCGCACGGCACCCAGCGACATGACCTGCTGGCCGATGCCGTCCCACACTGTTTCGGTGCCGCGCAGGAGCGTGAGGTTGTCGAGCATCTCGCCCAGCTTGCCGCCGCCCGCGCCTTCGACGGCCTTGCCGCCGATTAGGGTGGGAAGGGATTCGCGCTTGATGGTACGGCGCGCGGTAGACTTTTCCCACGTCCCAGCCAGCTCTTTGCCCACCCATGCGGTGAAAGCAGACTTTTTCAGGCGCTGCTTACGAAGGCCGTCCCAGATGTCCGTTGTTGGGTAGATCAGGCTGAAATGGGCCAACAGGACGTCCAACGTCGGCGCACGAATCGCACTGGCTACATCAATGGGCGTCTCGACAGCGGGCGCGTCGGGCATTGGCACGTCGTCCAGGTAAGCCGGCAGCTCGTCGTTTGCGGGGCCCGGCGTCGGTGCCTGAGCCATCGTGAGGGCAAGGGAGCGAGCGGCCCGCACCTGGTCGCGCACGACGTCGAGCGATTCGGCCAAGTACAGGTCGTTGAAGTCTGAATCCTTGCTATCGGCCGGACGCGCCGCGAACGACGGCACGACCACCGAGGCATTGCCGACGATGCGGGCCGCGGCGCGCGATCGAGACACGCCAGCGTTCTCGAACTTGAGCAGGCGCACCATGCGGCCCGCACGGAGGTCGGCCTCAACGTACGGCGTGCCGGCAGCGTCTTCGCGCCAAGTCGCGCGCACGTGCACGATATCGCCCTTGGTCGACACGAGCTCGTGATCAGCGCCGTCAATGACCGGCGTCCACTCGACATCGAAGTCGGCCAGCAGGGACTCGGCCAGGCGCGCCACGACCCGCATGTCATCATCGGCCAGGAACAGCAGATGGGCGGCGGGGAAGTCGGCGCGGAGCCGCTTGGCGACCGACAGCAGGTTGCCCGCGTTGAACGCCACCATGACGGGCATGTCGAACTCGGTGGCCATGCGGACGGTTTCGCAGGTGGCATAGCCCTCGCCGATCGCGATCAGCGCAGGCGCTTCCGTCGTCTTGCCCAGCAGGCAGCATCCAGCAGCCATGTCGATGCCGGTGCTGAAACGCTTCTCGCCATCCGGCTGGATGCGCTGCAGGCCGGCCAGCGTGGCGCCCGTCTCGCTGTATTTGCAGACCGGGACGAGCAGTACGCCATCCGCATCGACGCGCGTCTTTTCACTGCCGACGCGCTTGCGTGCCAGGTAGGCCGAAGGCTGATCGCTGTCCGCAGCTGCGGCCCAGTCCATGCGTGCTCGGTTGGCAGCCATTTCCGATTTACGCTGCTTGCGATTAGCTTCGGCACGTTCATAGGCGGCTTGCTTGCGCTCGGCCTCGGCGCGCTCTTCGGCGGTGACGCCTTCCCAGTCCGTCGTGACCGAGATCGCGTTCTGGCTCTGGCCCTGCCACACGCCAAAGGCGCCAGTGACGACACGGAGGCCTGAACTCAGATCAATTTCACGTAGGACGTACCATGCCTTCTTCTTCGGGCCGAAGCGGGTGATCTTCCCATTGAGGACGGGGTGACCGTGAGGAAGCGCAGGCAGCCCTTCCGCCATCATCTGTTCGATGACCTGATCACGTGTTGCCATGGTCGCCCCCATTCGATGCGCGAAGCTGAGCCAGCATGCACTGCAGGCGCGCGAGGATGCGTGCCTTTTCTTCCGGGGTGCGCTTGACCGGCTGGTCGTCGCACGCGTCCCACTGAGCCGGGGCAACTGGCCCAGGCGGTTGCTGATCAGCTGTCATTGGATTGATTCGGTGAAACGCCGGCCACGATCGGGCGGCAATAAACTTGGAACATCAAGCCCATCAGCTCTTTCATGGTCTTGTGCATCTGCTGCGAAATGTCCTCGAGCTCCGACCGCTCGCGTCGGTCGATCTCGCCGTCTTTGATCGCGTGGGTATAGGTGCCAGACAGGCGGCCCAGCTCGGTGTACAACTCGTGGAACTTGTCCTGCAGGCCCTCGCCAGTCGCACCGTCGCCGGTCGGAAGCTCGACAAATACGCCGCCGCTTGCCGCTGCGATCGCTTGGGCGAAGTGTGTGGTGCCAGCATGTGCCTGGATCAGCAACGCGGTATCGACGCGCATGCCGGAGCCTTTTACTTCGTACACACGCGCTTCAAGCTGCGACCTGGTCATGCCAAGGGTTGCCGCAGTGCCGGTCCAGCCGTGCACCTTGATCATTTCTTGATAAGACGGCAAGAGTTCCATAGTGTTTCCTTCTAATTCTTGGGTATTGCGTTTCAAGCAATGCGCTTAGTATTCAGCATCATTTCCTAAATACTATTTCCTATGTGCAACTCAATAAGCGCAATAAAATCCACTTGCTCCAAGAGCCAGCGGCCCAACGATTTAGTTATTCGCTTAACGGTTCGCGTCCGGGCTGGCGACCTACTGTCTTTGTCAGCTACCAGGGACGGGGAGAAGTTGAAATGGTCTTACGAGCTTGGCCCCGGGGCCGAGAACACTGGCTTCGATGGCTCTGTCGGCACCTGATGATCTGCAGCCAGCTTCTGGAGCGCACTAACGACCGCATAGGACGGTCGCTTAATGCCCGCCTTACCGGCCTCCATGTCGCTGATTGAGGTTTGCTTCAACCCAACGGCGCAACCGATCTGCGTCTGGGTCAGCCCAACCTTTCGAAGGCTCGATATCGTGTAAGGAATGTCCATGGAACAAAGTATAGGTAATCCGATTTATGAAGTCAATCGGAATTCCGAACCAATGCTGGCCGATAATATCGGTATGTCTATAGGTTCAAGAATTCGGGAAGCTCGCCTCGCTGCGAAGCTGACCCAGAAAGCGCTCGCCCAGCGGGTGGGCATGGCACAAGCATCACTATCGGAGCTGGAGACTGGAGAAAGTCAAGGAACAACCATGGTCGCGTCCTTCGCGGCCGCATTAGGCGTGAACGCACTTTGGCTTGAAACAGGAAAGGGGACCATGCTCGGCGGGAACGCGTCTGCATCAAGCGAGGCTCCATTCATTGAGGCAGACGCGCTGTTCCCCGGGGCTGTACGAGTGGTTGTCGGCAATGAGCCTGACACTGTTGCTGTGCCACGTGTGCGACTCCGGCTAAGGGCCGGGATTGCTCAATTCGACACCGAGCCGGATATGAATGGCGACGGTCATGAGCAGGTGCCACGTGCTGTACTGACGGCTCTTCGCCTCGATCCGCGCAATCTTTTAGCCCTACGTGTGCGAGGAATGAGCATGGAACCGATGTTGTTTGAAGACGACGTTATCATCATTGACAAGTCAGACACGAAGCCAGTCAGCAGGGAAGTTTATGCCGTGAACTTTGATGGCGAAGCCTGTATCAAGCAGCTCATCTACCGTGGTGGGCAATGGTACCTTCATTCAATCAACCCGGACCATGGGCCTGTAAACGTACAAAGCGGGCAATGCAGCCTCGTAGGTCGAGTTGTATATCAACCCGGACGAGTCGTAACTGGTAGACTTTAACCATGATTAGAAAAATCATATTCGCATCAATCACTGCACTGATGACCCCAGGACTTGCCATGGCAAGTTCTTGCGCCAATCTCGACTATCAAGAGATCAAAGATATGTCAACGGCTGATCTAGTTGCAGAATCCTGCGAAATTGGCCTTGCGATTAGGAAAAACCTCGATGCAGGCATTGCAGCGCTTAGCGGCACAAGCCAGCCTGTTGCGAGAGAGATTAGACAAACTAACTTTGACCATTGCGTTGCGCAGTCGCGTCGGGTCGACCGTGCTCTCGAAGCAAAAGGTGTAACCAAAGACACTACGCGAGCCATGTGTCGGCTTCCAGTCCAAGAGCGCGCAGAAGCAATCTCAAAAATAGCAACTCCTACCGGGTAACAAAAACAACATCCAACCAATAGCCCCGATCTACGGGGTTTTTTTTCGTCCTGACAAAAATATATAGGTACTCCGATTGACATTGACAATCGGTACTCCGATAATTGCTCCATCAACTTTGATGGAGTGAACATGAACACCTACCAAGTCACTGTCCGCACCGCCTGCACCGCGCACGTCTTCAGCGCGATAGCCGCGTCATCTGCCGACGCTGCGGAAGCCGCCGCAAGTCAGTTTGCGGACGTCCCTTGCGGCATCACCGTCACTGGTCAGGTGCGATGATGAGCGCAAAGAAAACTCAGACAGCCTTAGATAAGGCGATCTTCGCTGCAAGTGAATTCCAGCTGCTGCTGGACGTTCAGCCTGCTGGTGGTCTGTTCAACCCGGGCGGAAAGGGGGATGCGCGCGTCAGCGCGAGCTATGCCCTCGCCTCACTCTCGCTTGCCGAAGCAGCTGCGGAGCGACGCCATGGCGCCGAGCGCCCAAGAGTGGTGCAAATGGATGTCGTGCCCGTTGTCGATGTCGTAGCCGATCATCGCGCAGATATGCCCGCGGACTTGCTCGAGCTTCTCACTAGCGTAGCCGTCATCCTCGGGAAGCTCGGCTTGCATATCCCGGACCAGAATGGTTGTGGCAGCAAAAAGGGCGGCGCGGTCGAAGTCGTCGGCTGCGTGCGGGGCGATGGTGATGTGGTGGTCAAGAAGGTCAAGGGCGAGCTCGATGCTGTTCATGGGGTGACCTCAGAAAAAGTTGTTGGACGGACATTGTGCCACGACCAATCGCTGGTTGATTCGTTGATGCGCCAGGCGTTCGACCCATCGCTCCGCCGCGAACCCCGTAGCGCCGCGTACAAGGCAGGTGCACGTGCCTATCTTGCTTTCTGCCTGTCTGGGACCAGCCGTACAGCCGATTACGTCTACGAGCCAGGTAGCGAAGCATCCGATGCCTATAACGCTGGCATTGACGAAGGTCGCTCCATCTGGACACGCCATCAAGCCAAGGCCGCGCAATGATCACCGTCGCCACACTTCGCACGGCTATCGCTCGTTGTGTCGCACAGGCCAGCCAGGACGCCCCTACCGACGCTGACATGCGTACCGCCTCGTTCGTGGCGCGCCTATCCGGCAGCATGGAATCGATGGGAGACCACGAGCTCGACGCGATGATCTGGGGCCTGCTCGACATGCCACCAAATGTGCCGCGAGCCGAGTCGGTCATGCAGACGCCAATCCTTGGGATGGCCTGACATGAGCTTCCTGTCCCTCTACCGCTACTACCGCTTCCTCGGCATGCCGCTCGTTCAGTCGATCCGCTTGGCGCGCCATCATCGGATGCACGTGAGCTGACCATGCAACGCATCTCGCCCGATCGAGCGTCCCTTGAAATTGCGCACCGCGCGCTTCACACGGACGCGCAACTGGACGAGATGCTCGAACACCCGGCCCTCAAGATCATCTTGGAGGCTCTCGCCCGCCGGCACATGCAGCGCCGCGCGCGGATCGATGTGAAGAAGCTGCAGGCCAACGATCACGATTGACCATCCGATGACAACAACAAATAGCCTTACCCCGAAAGCCGATTTCGTCTCGCTGAAAGTCGCCGCCGAGGACAAGAACAATCCGACCGTCTCGAAGGTGACCTCGTTCGCGGTCGACCCGCTCGTCCTGGAAATTCGCGAAGGCTTCAATGCTCGTCCATTGAACCAGGAGCACGTAGATTCCATGGCTTTGGCGCAGCGTAACGGCGCAATCTTCCCTCCACTCGACGTCTTTGTCGAAGAAGGCCACATCTTCATCGTCGACGGCCATCACCGCCATGCAGCCACATTGCAGAACATCGCTCAAGGTTTCGAGATTAAGTCCTCGGAGGTGCGTCACTTCCGTGGCAATGACGCCGACCGCGTGGCGCACATGCTCAACAGCGCATCAGGCCTGGCGCTCACGCCGCTGCAGCTCGGCGTCCAGTATCGCAAGCTGATCGGCTTCGGCTGGACCGAACCGCAGATCGCGAACCGTCGCGGCAAGTCCGTTCAACACGTCAAGGACATGATCCAGTTGGCCGAGGCGGACAGCGACGTGCATCAGGCGGTGAACGAGGGCCATCTTTCGGGCACGGCTGCTCTCAAGATGGTCAAAAAGCACGGCGCCCGCGCCGGGGCTGTCATTCGCGACCGTGTCGAGCGAGCCAAGGCTGAAGGCAAGGATAAGGTCACGCCGAAGGCGCTGGCCGGCACTGCCAAGGTGACTGACAAACAGATGCTGGCCTGGCTTGTCGCCAACAGCACGATGACCGCCTATCCAGGGGCCCAGCCGCCGGACGTAGCCCAAGGCTTCGCCATCATTTTCGAAGTGCCCGCGACGGCAGAACACAGCAATGACCTTCTGTCGGTGCTCGCAGCCGCAGCAACCCATTCCACCACCACCTAAAGGACCACCATGAATCGCAAGACCATTGGCCCCGGCTCGCCTGTCAAGTTCGACAGCGAAGCCGGCCCGCAGCAAGGCACCGTCGCCGAGATTCTCACGGACATCGGCAACGGCGCCCGCATCGCCTTCGTGCGCGTCACCGGCACCCTTGACGGCACGCCGTGGCGCGTCCCAGTCAATGACCTACAGCACGTGGAGGCGGCATGAGCACGAAGGCATTCGCTATCTTCCTTCAAGACCTGCGCGATGGCCGCGCCCACACCGAGCTGACTTCGCAGCTGGCCGAGCTGCTGGCCAAGGTCAAGGACACCGGCAAGGGCGGCGACATCACCTTGAAGATCAAGATCAAGCCGGCGGGCCGTGGCCAGGACGTAGACAAAGTGACCGTCACCGACGCCATCACCGTCAACCTGCCGAAGCCGGAGCGCGGCGAGGACTTCTTCTGGCTGACCGACGACAACGATCTGTCACGCAACCACCCTCGCCAGCACGCGCTGGAGCTACGCGAAGCCACCACCCCTGCCCCACTAACCTTTAAGGAAGCTTGAACGTGAATACCCAAACCAATAACGACGGCCTCGCCGCCGCCATCAGCAAGATCGGCGCGATGCAGGATGCCGCGACTGCCATCCAGGAGATCAATGGCACGACCCACCTAGTTGTCCCGGACGGCTACAGGCACATCGACCTGACCGCAGCCATCGAGCAGGCTGGCGCAGCACCGACCCGCAAAAAAGGGGCGGTGCACTTGGGCGATCTGGCCAGCTTCAATGTCTACGTCGCCGACCAGGGCGAGACGTGGGACACGTACATCTACGCGGACCCGGACAACCGCACGCTGACGGCTGTGCTGAACGAGCACGCGAAGATTAAGGACGAGGCAGGCTGGCGCGACCACCGCGCTGTCTTCAAGGCCGAGCTGAGCCGCGAGTTCACCACCTGGATGCAGTTAAACAAGAAGCCGATGGAGCAGGAAGACTTCGCCATTTTCCTCGAAGACAATATCGCCGATGTGGTCGAGCCATCCGGCGAACAGCTGCTGCAGATCGCGCTGACGCTCCAGGCCAAGACGGAAGTCAACTTCAGCAGCCACAAGCGCCTCGACAACGGCCAGATCCAGTTCGCCTACAGCGAGACGGTCGACGCCCGGGCCGGCACCGGGATGATCGAGATCCCGCGCGAGTTCACCATCGGCCTGCGCCTGTTCAAGAACGGCGACGGCTATAAGGTTCGCGCCCGCCTCAAGTATCGCCTTGGCGGCGGCAAGCTCAAGTTCTGGTACGAGCTGGACCGCGCCGAGAATGCGATCGAAGACGCCTTCCAGGCATACGTCAACCACGCTCGCGAGAACGGCTTCACCGTCCTCCTCGGCAAGCCGTAAGCACGAGTCCGCCATGCGCCGCTACCACCGCCCTGTCGTCTTCCAACCCAAAGCCAACGTGCCGATGGTCACCGAGACGCGCGACCGGCTGGCCCTGCAGATCCGCATGGCGGGCGAGTCGCTGATCGAGCACCCGAGCATTGACGCCTACAACACGCTGTCGAAGATGCTGGCCTCACTCAACCGCGCCGGCATGGCCCCTGCCCTGCTCGATCGCGGTACTAACGTTATGAACACCATCTGCGACCGCTATGAGCAATCGCGCCACCTCACAGTGGAGTCCGAGGAGGCCAAGTCGCTACGCCAGAACATCGCCGATATCGACGCGGCGCTGCATCGACTGGCGGTGCAGCGGTTCAACAAGGCAGTGGCAGAGGTGGAGACGTTCTTCACCGTAGCCGAGGCCCAACCAACGAATGAGAAATAAACGTATGAGCAGCTGGGGAACCCCGAGCCGGATCAGCTCCGACCTTTACCGCGAGCGCACTGCAGCGACGCCACCTGTCTCGCTGCGCCGTCGCCGGTGCGCGTGCGGCAAGGTCGTCACGGCCAAGCAACTGACGCAGTACGGCGCGTGTGCGACGTGCGCGCGCAAGGCCACCGACCAGGTTAAGGAGGCGGCGTGAGCGAAATTATCAATCTGATGCTCGGCGACTCACGAACTCGAATGCGCGAGTTGCCAGATGCGTGCGCGGACGCCTGTATAACAGATCCGCCGTATGGAGATACCAACCTCGAGTGGGATTCGCAGGTGGAAGGCTGGCTGCTGGAGGCCGCGCGGGTGCTCAAGCCGAACGCACCGATCTGGATCTTCGGCAGCTTTCGTTTTTTGGCTCCGCTGTTTGCACAGTTGGAAGCGCTCGGCTTCAAGTACAGCCAGGACATCGTCTGGGAGAAGCAGAACGGCACCGGGTTTCACATCGACCGCTTCCGCCGCGTGCACGAGCACGCTGTGATGTTCTATCGCGGCGCATGGTCCGACGTGCATCACGAAACGCAGTACACGAACGATGCCACAGCAAAGACCGTGCGCCGCAAGACCAGGCCGGCCCACACCGGGCATATTGAGCGCGGCCACTACATCAGCGAAGACGGCGGGCCGAAGCTGATGCGCAGTGTGCTGTACCAGCCGAACGAACACGGCAAGGCGCTGCACCCGACACAAAAGCCAGTAGAACTCGTTCTCCCCCTTGTGCGCTACTCTGTCAAGCCAGGCGGCGTGGTGCTTGATCCATTCATGGGCTCAGCGAGCATCGGTATGGCCGCGCGCATAGTCGGTTGCGGCTACATCGGCGTCGACGACGACCCTCGCCACTTCGCCACTGCCGAGCGCCGCATGGCTGGTCCGCTCGAGAGCGTTACATCGTCTCAGCCGAGCCTATTCGGGGAGCATGTATGACCGGCCCCGTACCAAACAACCAGGACGAGCCGAACGATGTCGAGGCGTACCGGCAACACTTGCTGCTGCTCAAGTCGATGCACTGCTGCCGGCCAGTGGTCTACCAAGGCCTGAACCAATTTATCACGTGCCTGACGGCGAACCGCGACGGCGGGCACATCTCGATGACGGTCTACCTGGCCGGCAAACCGGGCGCCATTGACAGCAGCCAAATTCAAATTCAACACGCAGCCCAGGAAGGGAAGACAGCATGACGAACCAAACTACCAATTCGACGCCGCCATCGCTGCGGGCGCTGATCGCGGACGACGCATATTGTATGACGTTCCAATCGTTGCCACAGTACCGTGCTGCCTTGCTCCAAAGCCTTGCCGCCCTCGCCAACCAGCCAGCGCCGACAGCGCCTGCAGGGGATGCAGGGGATTCGCTACGCGCCGATGCGAACCGCTATCAGATGCTCAAGAAGCACGCCTTCAATCGAACCGCGCAAGGCTTCGATGGCCCGATCCTTCAATGGACGCTAACAGTCCCAGCATGCGAGGATGACTGCGCTGATTTTGATGCTGCTATGGATCAATACGGCTCTCTGGCTGACTACGTGCCGCACTACCCCGCCCTCGCGCATCAACCAGCGCAGGAGCAGGCCGAGCCGGTGGCGTGGCGGCGTGCGACGAAACACGGCTGGGAGTACCGCACCAACGCGCCTACGGCATCAACGCCGGGCACAGGGTGGCTTCCACTAGTCGATCCAGCAGCGCAGCAGGAGCCAGTGGCAGCGCCGACCGACGACCTGACCGATGATGATCGGCAAATGGTTGCCCGTGGCATGGAGCGCTTGCGCAAGGGTGTCGCGGGAGAATGTAGGCTTCCACCAGCTGATTGGCATTGCACTCGCACGCCAGGCCACGAAGGACCGTGCGCGGCGGAACCAGAAACAGCGCTCCAGCAAGCCGCAGCGCCGAAGGGAGATGCGTGATGACATACCCTATACCTTGCAAGGACGTCGACGCCGCAATGCGCGCACGATCGCATCTGAACATCTTTGCCGCAATCGTCGCCATTCTTGAGGGCGGCACAATTTCAGGCGATATCGCTGCCAAGACAAAGATCATCAAAATTTGCAAAATCGAACAACAGCGGCAATTGAAGCTGATGGACAAGGCTGTAGCCGCGGCGAACAAGCGCACCGCTCAGCTCGACGGCGGCCAGGGAGATGGAAAGTGA